TCATATTGTCGATGATAATGTGCCATTGAGGAAGTGCGATACTGTTTCCCAACGCCTTGTATCGTGCCGTGTCGCTTGCACCTGGTATGTCCGTCCAACCGTCAGGAAATCCTTGTAATCTTTCACACTCCAACGGTGTTAATCTTCTTACCACATAATCGCTATTGTTATCCAACTTACTCATACCCCCCCTTGTAATGATCTTTGCGGGATCTTCCATACAGTTTAATGTTTTCGATATTTCTTTTGACGGGCATAAAGCGTCATGCACTTGCCCGTTCCCTATTGCCCAACTTTCTATCATGCTTTTTTTCTCCGCTAATCTTTTGGTATGCTATTCCTCTTGCACTATCATCGGGATATATCCCCCACCAAGTCCCATACTTGCTGAAAGAGTTGTGCATACTCCGTTTTGGCTTATCGTTGCATGATTTTGATTACTTTCAAGAAGTATCGGCTCGTTCATCGGGATATTCGATGTTATTGAGCATACCCCCCCTGATTTTAAGGGTGTATGAGTTATCTGATCCGTCAGGGCTTTCTTCAGCACTTCGGGTAACTCCTTCCCCCTCTTGTTGGCTCTCCGCAGTATTCCTTCGCAAGCCTTCGCAGACAGGTAATACTTTTCCGAAGCGTCCGTCTGTAATATCTCCGACAAACGGCTCTCCCGATAATAGTATGTCCGTGGCGTTGTAACCCCCGTAATCGACCACAAGGGCGATCCTTTTTCTACGTTGAGGTACTCCGAAGTATTGAGCATCCATAAGTCGCCACGCAAGAGAGAAGCCGTCGCCGATGATTGCTCCGCTATGCGCCCACTTTCCGCCGTCAGGCATAGGAATTGAAACGCCGTTTTCTTTAACTCGACAAAATTCTTCCAGGACGGCTCTAAAATCTTCGCCTCGGTTGCTTGTGAAAGCTCCTGCGACATTTTCCCAAATGACAAATCGAGGTCGAATATACTCATTTGTACGCCCACGCTCAATATCTCCTTTTCTCATTTCTTTAATGATTCTTACCATTTCCATAAACAGACCTGATCTCGTCAGTTCGCCGTTCTCGTCCTGAAAACCTGCTCGCTTTCCTGCGATTGACAAATCCTGGCTAACAAGGTGAGCCACCCGTTACACACCAAACGGGTTCAATCTCTGCACCTTTAATATCGCAGATATTGCCTAAATGCTTCACCTCAAATCACCTCCTCTCGTTCTGCTAACGCCCAAAAATAGTTCTGATATTTTCTGCCACTCACACACGCTCGTTTTACATTGGTTGGGTGTCCGTTTACAATTCTTGCCGCCTGATTCAAACTTTCGTATTCAGCTACAATATTCTTGTTGGAATCAAGGCAAATTACCTTCTTACAATATTGGGCATGTGATTCCTTCAAATGCTTTTTATGTTGTTCCGAGAACACTTTACCCTTATTGATCTCGCTCATACGTCGCTTGTATTCTTTCGTATGCCGAAGTCCTGCATAAGTGCTTTTACCACCCGAAGAAACATTATAGCCATAATCAGGGTTAGTGGTTTGATACATATTGATAAAGTGTTTTTCTAACTTGCAGGCTTCTTCTACTGTTAGTCCGTCAACTAAAATTTTGTGTTCAAAGCCGTGCCAACCGTATTTTCTAATCGCCCTTTGTAAAGGTTTGTTGTGCTGATAACCCATATCTCTCCGCTCTTCCAAAGAGTTTTTAGTCATACCTACATACGCTTTCCCGTCAGGGAACAAATATAGATAAATCTTGTAATTCATTTCTTCTCCTTCGTTTCGCTATTTAACATAAGGTAGCCTCCTTATCTTCTTCACTCATTATATATCCGCAACCGGGACAAAACTTGCTCTTAACAAACCTCGATTCGTAATAACAATGCGAACAGAAGTAATGATAATGCGATTTATCAATCTTCTTACCTATCCAGTGTGCAGGGATAGCGGTAAGTTCATCCTCAGCAGGCTTCAATACGTTGATAAGCTCGATAATGTGATTATGTGCCTGGGCGTAAGCTGCCGTTACGGAATCATTCTTGCCGTCGCAAAGCTTATGCTTGTGATGCCCTATCTTGCTAACAAGCAATTCGGCAAATTGTCTGTTAGTCATTTTCAGCACCGCCTCTCATATCTGATCCGCATTTATGACAGAAGTTTGTTTTGTAATTCACGATAGTATTACAAAACGGGCAAACGTATTCGTCAGGTTGATATTGAGGAAATGTCGAAATGGTTTTAACTATCCACTCGCCTTTTTTCGGACTAAACTTTTCTTTTGCCATTTCGTAACCATTAGCAAATCCCTCTTTTATCGCTTGCTGAATATCGTCGTTAGTAATCATGTCTTGCGATCTTTCGGTTTTAAGCACTAACTCACCGCTTTTGATTTTGTCTATAACCTCGGTCTGAATTATCTCTTTGAGTTTGTTTTCATCAAAAGTTACATTAGCAACCAACAATTTTTCGGCGTCAACTGTTGGGGCATTGTCGATAATCTGTTCAATTCTGTTCATATCGTCATTGTCATTGAAAAATATTTTTTCCAATTCCTTTTTCAAATCCTCACGGGATATAAGATTATTGTTCATACAAGCCTCCTGAAAATATCTTGACACATTCTTTCCGAGCAGTTCAGCTTTATAACATCACCGCACTTGTCGCACTTAAACATCAAAACACCTGCACATTCTTTCGGGTTTGGCATGAAAGTCCATTCCGTATAAAAATGTTCGCACTTTGGTTTCTCGTTATAATCTGTACCGCAGCACACACAAACGAGCGACGGTGGAAGCGGCTTACCGCAGTTTACACATTCTCGTCTTTCAATAGTCATTCCTTATCACCTTTCCAGTCTTTACTAAAATCGGGCACATTCTCAGGATCAACCGTCTTGTCGTGTATCTCTATAACTTCGGGTGCTTTTCTGCGATTAGCCCTATGAAGCTTCGCCTGCAATCTGAAAACCTCCGTGTTCAGCCTTGCTATCTGCTTATCCTGATCCTTGATGATGCCGTTAGTTATGTGAGCGTATGCGCAAACGCAAGCAATAAGCACAAATAACATAGCAATAGCAAATAACTCAAACGTACTCATGTTTTATACCTCCCTATACTTAACATAAAAAGAATTGGCGTTGATCTTACCGAAACTGACAACCTCGTATCTCGGCTTTAGCCTCATGTTGTCAGCAAACGACTGCATTTCCTTGTGTTTCTTGAAAAACCTTGTTGTTTCCTTGATAATTGTTTTCTCCATTGTTTTTACCTCCTGGGTTATTGTCGTTATTATATGCCTTAATTATGTTTTTGTAAATACCCAAATAAAAGAAATACCGCCCTCGGGCAAAGGCGGTATTCTTGAAGGTAAAAAACCGTTCAATCACAATGAACTTAAAGTCATTATACACTATTTTTTGTAATAGGGAATACCGAAACCGACAATATACTTTGAGTTATAAGAGAAAAAGAAAAGGGCTTGCCTATTATTCGCGCACAAGGGGAAAATCGGAAAAACCTTGTAGGCGGGCAAGCCTCATAGTTACATTATATTTCATGTAACGAATAAGTAAAGGGCGTGCCGAGGATAAGCACGCCCTTGCAGGAAGGGAAATAATATGAGAAAAGCCGATTAGCTTATTTGAAAAACGGTCTGCCGAAGCCGATAAGGTATCTGTATGTCTTGTAGTTAAAGCACCTTCTTTTTGCCTTGTTAGATACGTTACCTTCTTCGGTTATGCACGTGTGCTTCTTTGTGTTGACCGAGATTACCCTGCCAACATGAGTAGGCTTGCTCGCTTTCTTTCGCTTGAAGTCAAAAAATGCTTCATCGCCGAGCTTCGGGGTAGCACCCTTCTTGTAAGCACGTTTGTTCTTCTTATACCAACTCCATGCCTGACGGCAGCCTGCGGTTGTAGTAAACTTCTTGACCGTTTTGGTAACGTAATCGGCTACGGCACACATCATTCTGCACCAGGGCGTTTTCTTCACGCTCACTTTTCTTTTGACAAGTTTTGAATAGGGATTGCCGATCTCTTTCTGCGCCCTACCGTTGCTTTCGCTTGCACCGTCAAAAGATTTAACCTTTGCTACGCTCTTTGATACGGAAGAAGCCATATCACTTTACCTCGCTTGCTTCTTCTTCGCCTTCTTCAAGCGGTAAATCTTCCTCTGTATCTTTCTCGTAGTATTCCTCTTTCGTAAACTGCTGATACACCTGATTTATACCCGTAGATGCGAAACCCGACACGATACCGATAGCAAGTGCCATAAGCCAATTCTCGGCAGGAATATAGCCTGGGATCGTCTTAAAGACGATAACGCCCAAAGCACCGCCTACGAATCCGCAGATAATCGGGATAAACTTATTCAGCGTTTCGTTGTTGATAGCCTTGAAAGTAGCACCTACTAAATAGCAAAGAACTACGATAGCCGGAAATGCGATAAAGTCATTCATTCTCTTGTACCTCCAATGTAAAGTAATATAGCCAAAACCGTTGTGAAAAACGCAACGATTAAGAACTCAATTAAAAGTGTCATTTGCGAAAATCGGTGCGTAGCTCGTCGATGCGTTCAAAAGCCGTCTGCATATCACGCTCGACTACTGCTAACCTCTCTCGCA